TCATCGTCGCAATCCCCGAGCCCGAAGATGGGCCGTTCGTCGAAACGGCGATCGATGACGTAAACAAGAACACCCTGCACTACGTCAAGGTGCGCGCCGTCGATGTGTATGGCAATAGGTCCGCTTGGACCGAAGAGGTCACGCACACCACCATTGCTGACACGACCCCACCAGCGGCGCCTGTTGTGGAGCCAGGGGCCGTTACGGCGTCATTCCGCGGTGCGTGGCTGAAGTGGACCAACCCGGCCGACCCTGATCTGTCTCACGTTGAGCTATGGGAGCACCCGACCGACCTAGCTCTGGGAGACGTCAATAGCACCGCGACACAGTTCGCGTCGGTGTTCGCGAGCTCCTACGCCCGGTCTGGTCTGACATCAGGCGCGACCTGGCATTACTGGATCCGGTCTGTCGATACGTCTGGCAACAAGAGCGTCTTCGTAAAGGTGGGCTCCGCGACGACGGTCAAGACCGAAACTGCGGATTATCAGGACCTGTCTATCGTCAATGCCGCGATCGCTGATGCAGCGATTGATGACGCGAAGGTTCTAAACCTGTCAGCTGCCAAGCTCACGGCGGGTACTGCTCTCGCTGGCAGCATCACCGTCGGCGCGCTGGGGGACACCCTCGCGACCATCGCATTTCGTGCTGATGATCCTGCGACACGCGTCAATCAGGCCGCGACGCAGATCGACCCTGGCAAGATCCTCATCAGCGGTGCCACGAGTCTTTCCGACTGGCGTCACGGCTCCGACCTCACCAAGATCGACGGAGGCGACATCTATGCCAACTCCGTCAACGCAAATACGGTAACGGTTGGCCTCCGCGGTCTGACCATATCCGGCCTTCAGTTTCAGGCCGGTGTCGCGGATAGCAACCTGATCACCTGGAGCGGCGGCACAATCCAATACGTCGGCGACGACGGCAACATCGCGACCCGCACAATCTCGGCTAATAGCACCGGGACGCTTTGGACCAGCGGGACGATGTATGTCTACTGGGTAAAGGGCGCGACCACGCTCAGCACCACCAACGACGTGGCCGTTGCTCACGGCCCCAATAACGTGATCTTGGCCACCTACCTGGGCGGCGTGAACATGATCGTCACCTATGGCCGCACGATCATCGATGGCAACCACATCTCGACCGGCACGATCGACGTCAACCGCCTCAAGTCCAATACGACGATCACCCAGGATCTGTTCATCGGTTCAACCAATTTTGCGATTAATGGATCCTACGCTGGGCCGGGGAAGGGGGCTCTGAGAGTTACCAACGGCTCCGTCGACCTGATTAAAATGGGTTGGATCAACGGCTCGACGCTTGGCTTCGAAATTCGGAACGCTGCCGGCGAGCTTCTCCTATCGTCGACCACGGACCCGAACGACATTGGTGGTGGCGCCTCGACCTGGGATGAGCTGACAGGCGACGGCAAGCCGATCAACTACCGTGTCCGGGCCACCGGCTATGACTCCGGTTCGACCCAGCCACCCGGCTTCGCGCGGGGCCTGCGCAATATGGACGCCGGGACTGACGTCGCGGGCACACTGGCGGGTAATTGGACGGTGTGCGTCCTTAACTCAAGCAATGTCTGGGAGGTAAATACCTACACGACCTATAGCGGCGCAGCACAGGTGACGGCGATGGCGACCCGGCTGACGACTTTGTGGAGCACCGCTGCGTATCGCGGCCGCCCGATCGTCATCTACACCCATGACGAGCCGTCCTCGAACGTGCTCGCGAACGCGACGTGGGTCACCTACATGTGCGTGCATGGCGCCACCCGCGCCGTCCTTGAACGCCCTCTCCTGAACCGCTGCGCCTATATTCTCGTGTCCCATTGCGGCGCGGGCGCGGGCACCGGCGTTGGGGGCCATGGTGGCGGCGCTGTCGCTGAAGTCTACAAGGGCATGGAGCCTAATGACGTTCGCGCGTGGGGTGAGGTCAACTTCCAGATCGCGCACGGAAAAATTGTTGGCGCGGCGCAGCCTGACATGATGATCACGGACGGCAATATCGGCGCCCTCGTGCGGCCCGGCGTCGTCGGTGAGACTTATATTGCCAACCTCGCCGTTTCCAATGCCAAGATCGCGAACCTGGCAGTTTCTGAGGGAAAAATCGCCAACCTGGCCGTCACCAACGGCAAGATCGCCAACCTCGCTGTGGACAATGCCAAGATCGCAAACGTCGCTGCTGGCAAGATCACTGCGGGTAACGTCACTGTCGCGATGGGCCTGGGCTCGACCGGCAAAATCGTGCTCGACGGCGCCAACAATCGCATTTTGATAACGGACTAGTCATGGCCAATCGGGTAGCGCTGGGGCAATTGAGGGACGGCACTTACGGCCTAGAGATATCTCAAGCCGGCTTTGACGTTCTCAACGCCGGGATATCGCACGAGAACCTGGTGTTCAGTACCAAGTGGGCACATGCAGCAGGAATTCATGCAGCCGGGATGGTAGCATCCACGGTCTCTGGCGTCACCGTGTCGTTCGCGGCTTTGGATTATGTTCCTGTAGTCCAGACGGCCTTTTATAATTCTTCCACCGGTCGGTTGGTGGATCGGACTTTGCGCGTGGGCACAGTTCCGAATCTTCATTTCATAACAGGCCCCTCGGCGGTCGTCGCAAATAACCAAGTTCGCCTGTGGACTGACGAGGAGTTTTACGTGGGCGGTAACTGGAATATCAGATACTTCGTCTTGAAGATCGCGGGAGGCGTATAATGGCCAACCGTGTGGTTCTCGGGAACATCGGTGGCGGAGTTATGGGCTTAAAGGTGTCAAAGCCTGGGTACGACGTCCTGACGGCAAAAACAGAGCACCTTCTCTACGACAATGCATTCGGCTCACTTCGCGTGCACATGTACGTGGGGATCACATTCTCCGCAGGAGAAAGCGGAACTAAAACCGTCGCGCACGGCCTGGGGTTCGTGCCGTTGGTATGGGCGATTCCAACGGTGTCTTCAGATTATTATGTGGATGCTACGCACATAAGACTATCCGTTACAGGCACAGTCACCACACCATTTACGCGGTGGTTTGCCGTTCTGTTAGAGAGAGCTGTGTAATGGCGAATAGAGTATTGCTCTCAGCAGGGGAACTCAAGGTATCCAAGCCAGGATACGATGTTCTAACCACTGACCCCGTAAATCTCTCACTGGATATGAACCAGATGATTGGGGTTTACATGACTATGATTGTCACCAAGACAACGGGACCGCTGGTGCCTCAAACTTTTACGTTCCCTCCACTGCCCTACGTTCCCTTCGTCACAATACAGCTGCTCAAAGATGGCGTTCACCAAGGTAGACCTGAGACCATGGGCGGTAACGACAATGGTAGCGTCACCTTCGGTTCTTTGACTGGCGCAGCAGTAGGACAGCAATTTCGAATCATCATCTTTTACCGCAGAGGTGACCCATAATGACCGAGACTGACCCCGTGGAAGAGACGGAACAGGAAACGTATATAGGCAAATGCATCGTGGTGTTTGGTGACGATGGCGTCGGCCAATACTCCATCGAATGGCCATGGCCTGAAAATTCTCTGGAGTTCTATCAGTCGCAAGACCACCGGGTAGCGATCCTGGACATGGCTGCGCCGGGAACGTACTGGGTTGATGACATCGGAGAGGTGTACACCCGGCAGTCCGCACCAGACATCCAGGCATCTCGCCTGCGACTAATCAGTGATGGCGATGATTTCGTGACACTGACTGGTTTGCCAGATCCTTGCTGGCTGAGCGTAGCCGGTGAGGAGCATGAGGCCGTAGGTGGTAGTCTCGAAATTTCGACCCATAATGCGGGCGACCTGTTCGTTTCCTATGCTCGTACGCATACAGGCAATCCTATCAAGCTGACCGCCCTGACACTTGAACAGTCGCGGCTCGATCGATGGGAAGAGGCCAAGCTGGTGCGAGAAGAAAAGATCAACGGCGGCTGCATGACGCCGTTCGGCAAAGCCGACAGCGACCCCGAGAGCCGGTCGAACATCAGCGGTGCTGTTCAGATGGCAAATTTCGCCCTCGCTTCTCAAGAGAACTATGAGGTGGAATGGACGATGTTCGATAATTCGATCGTCACACTCAACGCCCTGGAAATGATCGCGATGGGTATTGCCGTCGGTCAGCATGTTAACGCCTGTCATACCGCTGCACGAAACGTGAGAAATGAGATCGATCTGGCGACCTCGATTGAGAGTCTCGATCAAATCGATCTGACTATGGGATACCCGTCATGACCAAGAAATTCGTTATTCTCGCGCTTCTCATGCTCGCAGCTTGCGCACCAGAGATCCCGGTGAGCTCGCATATGATCGATGGCAACATTCTGCAGGCGCCAATGGGTTGGATCGACTACTGCCTGCGCAACCTGGGAGATCCATCATGCTGACGATGACCGATCGTCTCTGGGCTGATTTGCGGCGCATCAATCACGAAGTGAATCTCAAACCCTTCAAATTCGACATCGACCGCTACCAGAAGCCAGAATTCTGGACACGGATCGACAATCACGGCGGAGATTGTGAAGATTTCGTATTAGAGAAAAGACATCGACTTCTTCAGGCAGGGGTGCCACTTTCTGCCCTGAAGATAGCCATTTGCACAACGGAGACTGGCGAGATGCACGCGGTACTCGCTATCGACACCGACCGCGGCACCTATGTCCTGGATAACCGGCATAAGATGGTGAAGGCGTGGGGCGATCTTCCATACAAATGGCTTATGCGTCAATCGGGCCGAAACTGGGTCGCTATCGCTTGACGCTATAGCGCATGCATGTCATAACACATGCATGTCATTTACCTTTTATGTCGTTATGATCATCGCGATCGGAGCTTTGGCTCTGTTGACCGCAGATTGGATCGGCGGCCCTCCTGCCGCGCACTAAGTGCATAGTAGATGACACGCATGTATGTTATTATCCCCACTTTCATAGGGAATGGTAACTCATGTTCAATGTAGATGGCCTGACCCAGATCGTAACGATTATCACGGCACTCGGCGGTGCCGGCGGTCTGGGTGCATGGTTGACGTATAAACTGGATCGCCGCCGCGTCGAATTGGATGCCTCGCGCTCGGAAACAGACGTCACCAATCTGGCACGCAACACACTCATCGAGCAGCTTCGCGCTGAAATTCAACGCCTCGCCGAACGCGTTCAGCACGTCGAGGAGCAGAACGCCGAGATGCGCGCCAAGTGGCAAGAGGATCGGGAACGTCTCTGGGACTTCGAGGAGGAAAATCGCCGCCTCAACGTCCTTTTGTCCGACGCCCACGGCGAAATCAAGAGCTTGCAAGCGGAGCTGATCGTCAGCGATCGGACCACCAAGGAACTGAAGGGTACGCTCGCAGCGTGCCCCTCGTGCTCCGCTAAATTCAGCGGAGTGTAGAATGTCCACAATCAACGATCTGAAGCTTCTGGAGCCGGCCTTTCTTGTTAAGGTCGAGAAGGCTCGTTCAGCCTGCGCAGCGCGCGGGATTGTCATGGTTTCATTCGAGACCATTCGAACGCCACACCTGCAGGCCAAATATTATCGACAGGGGCGCACGCGCACCCAGGTCGAACAGGCCATCGACAATCTCGAAAAATGGGGCGCGCCTTGGCTCGCCTCGGTGCTGGAGAATGTTGGACCGCAAACTGGCAAGCGCATCACCGGCGCATTGCCCGGTCAGTCATGGCACCATTTCGGCCGCGCGATCGATTGCTACTGGGACGCTGATCCCAAGCCCGGTCTGCAGCTCAACTGGGACGTCAATGCGAAGGTCAACGGTCTCAATGGCTGGCGTGTGTGGGCCGAAGAGGCAACCCGCGCTGGTCTCGTCGCCGCTGGCCCATGGTTTGGCGACTGGCCGCACGTCCAGGACACCAAACAGAGCAAGCCGCCGTATAGCTGGCCAGAGCTCGATCGTCTGATGAAAGCTCGTTTTGGCTAAGGTCGGCGAGCACGTCCATACCATCCTTGTCCACATGATGACGGGCAAGGATGGTAAGACGACAGACGCCTTCCGCGTCTGGGGCGCCATCGGCTTCGCGTCGATCATGGCACTGAGCGGCTATGCGATCTACCGCAGGGCAGACTTCGGCCCCGTCGAATATGCCGCGGCGCTCGGCGGCTATCTGACAGCCTGGGCTGCCGCGATCTGGGCCAAGCGCGACACCGAACCGACCCCGGCAGAACCCGAACCCATGGCCGCCGATCTTGAGATCGACCAGCCAAATTATTGTCCATACCAGCCCCCGAGATAAGGAGCGCCGCGTGGAAAGCCGCGACCAGCAATTCGCCCGCATTTATAACGACGTTCACACCTACCCCTATCTGCGTGACGTCGCAGCAGCACTCGGCGTTTCAGAGAAGCGCGTGCGCAACAAGGCGGGTATTCTGCGTCGCAAACCTGGCGCCCCGCATCTGGTTTCACGCGCCGCAATCGCCATGGGGCAGGAAGAGAAGCCCCAGGAGTTCAAGCACACACCGCTGATCGAGGCGGTTCAATACGATGTCGGCGATGAAACCCGCTACTTCATCCTGACCGCGGCGCAAGACGGGTCCGTCCCGCACCACGACTTCCTCAGCAACCTCGAAGCCTATGCGACCTGGCTCGGCAATTGCGAGATCGTCATCGCCGGCTTCACCTACAATAAAAGCCTGTTCGAAGATCACGGCAAGGCAGCGGCCTACTTCGATCCTCGCTGTATCGAGCATATGCGTAACAAGCAGCTCCAGCTTGGTGACAATCTGCTCTTCTGTGGCGAGATGAACACGCTGCCTACAGCGGTCAATCCTCTGTCCGGTTTCGAGACCTACACCCGCGACAAGTGGGGAATCTTCCCGCATGCCAAGGTGCAGCTGACGTCCGTCGCCACCGCCAAGTTCGCGCCGACCAAGATCCTGATGACCACCGGCGCCGTGACGCTGCCCAATTATGTCCAGAAGAAAGCTGGCATCAAGGCGGGCTTCCACCATGTCATCGGGGCGGTGCTCGTCGAGCTGCTGCCCACCGGCGAGTTCTTCTGTCGTCATCTGCAGGCCGATGGCCTTGGGGAAGAGGAGGGCGGCTTCTTCGATCTCGATCGACGGGTAGAGCAGGGGAGGGTGACCACCGGCCATCGCATCGAGGCGTTAACCTATGGCGACATTCATCACGAAAAGCTCGATCCTGTCGTCGCAGCCACGACCTGGGATTATGACGCTGATGGCGCGCATTACCCCAATGGCCGATCGCTCCTCGACACGCTGAAGCCGCGCTACCAGTTCTTCCACGATCTGTCCGACTTCGCGCCGCGCAATCACCACAATATCAAGGACCACCATTTCCGCTTCGCCACCCACAGTCACAAGACAGCGAATGTCCGCGGCGCCCTGGCTGGGTGCGCCTATTTCCTCCAGGAAACCAAGCGACCATGGTGCAAGTCGGTCGTTGTGCAGAGCAATCACGACAACGCCCTCGTTACCTGGCTCAAGACGGCGGACTATAAACAGGATCCAGAGAACGCCGAGTTCTTCCTCGAAACCGAGCTGAGCTACCACCGCCAGCTGGCCAGCGGCGTCTTCAACCCGCCGATCTTCGAGCAGACGCTGCGCGCTGCCAGCCAGGACATCAGCGGCGTGGAGTTTGTCGACGAGGACAGCAGCTTCATGATCGTCGGCGACATCGAGTGCGCAATGCACGGCCATCTCGGTGCCAATGGCGCGAAGGGCAGTCCGCGGCAATATACGCGAATGGGCAGCAAATCGAATACGGGGCATACGCACAGCGCGCAGATCATCGACGGGGCCTATGTCGCCGGCGTGTCGGGCAAGCTCGACCAGGGATACAACCGCGGCCTCTCCAGCTGGTCGCATTCGCATATCCTGACCTATGCCAACGGTAAGCGCACGATCCTGACAATGATGGGAGACCTGTGGTTCGCTCCACGGCTACAAAATTCAGAAATATCAAAGTCAAGTCGCGATAAAGTCTCTTGCGTGGTGTAGAATGCATGGTAGATGACACACACTCACGGAGTAGGTTATGGCTAGACAGCCTCGTAAAGGTCAGCAGCGCGAAGAGCGGAAGCAACGTCGTCAACAGAACCCCGCCATTTCGACCGAGTTCGATCGGGTCGAACGCCCTCGCGCGCCGATTAAACCTTTCGAGCCGCTGAATGATGCCCAGCGTCGCTACGCCAGTCTCATCGACGCCAACACCCTGACCTTCTGCAAAGGCCCTGCCGGCACCGGCAAGACCTATGTCGCTGCCAGCATGGCCGCCGAGATGCTGCTCAACCGCGAGGTCGAGCGGATCATCATCACTCGCCCCGCGATCGAGGCTGGCGAAAAGCTCGGCTTCCTGCCAGGCGAGCTCGAAGAGAAGATGGACCCCTATCTCGCGCCGGTTCGCGAGATCCTCAACCGGCGCCTCGGTGCAGGCTTTGTCGAGAATGCGCTTAAAAACGAGAAGATCGTCGTGCGTCCGCTGGCCTTCATGCGCGGCCATACCTTCGAGAATGCTGTCGTGCTGCTCGACGAGGCGCAGAACACCACGCCGGCGATGATGTACCTGTTCCTGACGCGCATCGGCAATCGCAGCAAGGTGATCGTCGACGGCGACCCCTACCAGCTCGACATCCAGGGACCGTCCGGTCTGGATTACGCCATCGAGCGCATGCGCGGCATCCGTTCGGTCGGCTTCTGCGAATTTACCAATGACGACATCGTGCGTTCCGGCCTCGCCCGCGAGATCGTGATCGCCTTCCAGAAAGCGAGCAATGACAACCAGCAATACGACCTTCCCGGCTTCATTACTGGCAAGGCCGCTTGACGACTCCGACACTCTAAGCGAGGTCTTCGGACCCTTCTTCGGCTCCACTGCGCCGCCAGCTCGCGTTGATGCGCTTGTGGCGGCGCACGTCCGTCGACGGCATTTTATGGATCTGCCGGTGGTCTACCAGAGTCGCTGGTGGGACTATCGCCGCGTGGCGCCAGGTCACAGCCTGCTGCTGTTCGCGCGCGAATATCACCGGGCGATCAAGAGCGCCGTGCGCAAGATGATGAAGCACAACAAGGCGCGGTATTTCGCCCTCACCGGCGGCACGCTGCAGGAGCGCACCGAAACCAACCTGTGGGAGCAACCGAACCACTTCATCACCGGCCTGTTCAAGTCGATGATCTTCGCCGACCTCTACGGCATGCCCTACGATCTCATGCTGCGGATCGCCATGCAGGTCACGGAGGATCGCAAATGGCCATATCTGCCACTCCCGCGCCAGCTTTATAGCGACGCCACGGCGGCAGAGATCGTGACACGGTGGGAAGACCACCAGGATAAGAACCTTACCCTCGCCAAGCACCCGATGTACCTCGCCGAGAATTACGCCGACCACCCTTTGCAGAACGCCTATCGCGATTGGCTGGTCGAGCGCATCAAGACGCGCAGCAACCGGGTTGTGGCGATCGCCGTCGCGGTTTGCCAGGACCGGCATCTGTCAGAAGACTATGCCCGGTACTGCTTCGGGGACAATGTCGTGGACCGCGCGGTCAGTATCGCTGCTTGACTTTAAGCGCGCTTGACGCGTATGTGTATCGTTCTACATGCACCAGTGAGATTTATGGCTTACGACTTTGATATAGCGTTTCAGGAAAAGGTCGCCGCGTTCTTTCTGCGCGACAATGATTTCGGCTTGCGCGTCGACGGCCTCATCGAACCCGAATATTTCGCCACCGAAGCCATGGCTGTGGCGATCAGTGTGCAGAAGATCTATTGGGATAAGTATCACGCTTGCCCGTCGCTGACGACGTTCGTCCAGCTGTTCAAGAAGCTGCTCGGCGCCAAGCGCGTCAAGCTGTCAGATCCCGTCGAGTTCAAGAACCTGCTCGGCCGTCTGCACAAGGTCGAGCTGAAGGACCGCGACTTCGTCGCCGATCAGGTTTCGGAATTCGCACGCACCAAGGCGATCGAAAATGCCACGCTCGAACTGGCTGACGCGCTCGACCAGAAGAAGGATCTCGGTAAGGCATCGCAGATGATGACCAGCGCCTTCGCGGTGGGCGCGACGGAACAGGACACGTCTGTCAATTTCGTCGAGGCGACTGACGAGCGCCTGCAAAAGCGCAAGAACCGCACCGCCGGCGGCACCGGGGGAGGGATCACCACTGGTATCCCTGATCTCGACAAGTTCCTGCTGCCCTGGCGCGGGCTTGGTCGCAAAGAGCTGATCGTCTTCATGGGTCCGCCCAAGTCGGGCAAGACCATGGCGCTGATCGACATTGCGCGCGGCGCAGCACAGGCCGGTCACAATGTCTTCTACGCCTCGTGCGAGGTCAGCGAAGAGATCATTAGCGATCGCCTCGACGCCAACGTCTCCGGCGTGCCGATGAAGCAGCTGGTCGCTCGCGAGGCCGAGGTCAAGCGTGCCATCGACCAGTGGCAACCGACCGCAGGCAAGCTGATCGTCCAGGCGTTCGCACACAGGACATTGAAGGTCTCGGCGCTGCTGCGCATTCTCCAGCGCTACAAGTCCCAGGGTATCGAGTTCGATCTAGTCGTCGTCGATTACGCCCAGATCATGGCCCCGGAAAGCACCCAGAACGACAAGCGACACGAGCTCGCACAGATCATCGGTGATCTCCGCGGCGTCGCGCATATCATGAACTGCGCGATGCTCACTGCCTCCCAGACCAACCGCGAGGGTTCCAAGAAGGCCGGGCGTCATGTCGCGGAAGGCACCGACGCCGCCGAGGATTATGAACAGGTCCGCGTTGCCGATGGCTTTATCACCATCAATGCGTCCGACGATGACCGCAACGAGAATGAGGTGGTCCTGTATCTCGCCGAACTGCGTAACGCGGAAGATGGAATCCGTCTGCGCTTCAAACAGGATCTCGGGTGCGCACGCTTCGTCACCACTTTTATCGGCATGGAATCGTCGTAAACGATACACACAAGGGAACGTCATGCTTCTGTCTACCCCGATTAGAAAAGCTCTGCACCTCTGGAGCGTGGCACGCCGCGACCGCGCTCCCGACAGGATTATCTTCAATCCTGATAGCGCAGTGCCGTACATGAAGCGCTGGTGGGTCATCCCGCGCAACCGCTTCATCAACTGCTACCTGAATGAGGTCTATCGGTCTGACGAGGACCGCGCACACCACGATCACCCCTGGATGAATATCTCGATCGTGCTCTGGGGCGGCTATTGGGAGCATCGCATCCTTGCCGGCGGCATTGTCGAGCGCAAATGGCGCGCGCCAGGCACCGTCAAGATCCGCTGGAGCTCGGCCGCGGCGCACCGTCTGGAGATCCCTGATGGCCAGATGTCGCTCAGCCTCTTTCTGACCGGCCCCAAGGTGCGCGCCTGGGGCTTCCACGACGCTGGTCTAGGATGGGTGCATAATCAGGTCTATAAGGGCATGATCGACCGCGGCGAGACCGCGCAGCTGCCGGCGACCGGCAATCTGCCACGTCTGTCACTCTGGTCGATCTTACCTAAGCTGGTTTACCGGCCGCGTCTGGCAATCGCCCAGCTTCGCATGCTGTACGCGCCTGACGCATGAGCAGGGAGCGCGGCTATGACCAGATTACCCCGGAAGATTACCTCGACAATGAGGGCATCGAGTACCGGCACACGTCTGGCTCAAACGGCCCGCAGCTGAATGTCAAAACATGCCCAGACACCAGCTGCGGCTCTGACAACTGGAAGGTATATCTCGGCGCCGAAACCGGCTTCGGCAACTGCTTCCGGTGCGGGCGCAGCTACAATCTATGGTCCTTCGCCGGCGCGCATCTGGGAACCGACGACCCCAAGTCGATCGGTGCGCAGTTCGACGAGATGGCCAAGGCGCAAGGTTGGCGTCCCAAGCGGGTACGGCGCGATGCACCAGCCCCGGTGTTCGACGGCGAGCTCACGTTGCCGCGTTCGATCGAGCTGCCGACCGAGGACGGTCGCACACTGTCCTATCTCGACCAGCGGGGGATCAGCAACGACCTGACTCGCCACTTCCATCTGCGCTACTGCCACGACGGTGCGTTCGCCTATAAGAAGGAGGACGGCACCGATCGCCTTATGCCCTTTTCGGGGCGCGTGCTGATCCCGGTCTTCGACCTGGAAGGCACGCTGGTGACGTTTCAGGGCCGCGACATCACCGGCGAGGCCGAGAAGAAGTATCTCTTCCCGCCGCGGCTGCCGGGTACGGCGCGCTTTCTCTACAACGGCCATAACGCCTGGCGCACCAAGCCTTCGCATATCGTAATGGGTGAGGGCGCCTTTGACGTCATCGCCATTCAGCGTGCGCTCAACAAGGACCGCGCCTTCGCAGGTATCATCCCGGTGGGGTCGTTCGGCAAGACGCTGTCGCTATCCAGCTCGACCGGACCGTGCCAGTTGGACTCCTTGCTGACGCTGCGCAAGCGCGGCCTGCAGATCATCACAATCCTCTGGGACGGCGAGGCGGAGGCTTTGACCAGCGCCTGCACGGCGGCGCGCGAGCTGACCAGGCATCAGTTCCAGGTGCGGATCGCGTTCATGCCCAAAGGCAAGGATCCCGCCGAAGTTTCTCCCGCGACAGTGCTGAAGTCCATTCGCAGCGCACGTCCCTATTCCAATGCGTTCGCGCTCAAGTTGAAGATCAGGAACCCGTACCGATGAAGAAACTGACCTATTTCGATATGGGATGCTACCCGGTCTATGTCGGCTTTTCGCAATGCCCCAAGGCGTTCGCGCGTGAGATGAAGCGGCTGTCTGTCACCGCTCAGGTTCCGTTCGTCAACAAAGGCGCCTCGGCGACGACACACTTCTTCCACAACGAGGGCGGCGAGCTGACCTGCCTGATCTGCCTTCCGGTCAATGATCGCTCAGCGGCTGCGCAAGCCGCAATCGTCGCGCATGAGGCGACACACTGCGTTCAGGAAATCTGGAGCCACATCGGCGAGAATGAGCCTGGCGCCGAGGCAGAAGCCTATCTGGTGCAGTTCATCACCCAGCGTTCGCTTGAGGCGATGGCGGAATGGGCTGAGGCGGATAAGTCATAAATGGAGTGCATGGTTGGCAGCTGAGCACCACGGCATTTCAACGCCGACAGTCGGCAATCGAATCAAGGGCGGCGTTGCGGGTTGGAAATGGGAGGACGCTGGATAGCGCCAAAGTCTGATAAGAGTTGTTATGATAAATCCTACCACAACCCAAACTCGCACATCGGACACGATTCCAATCCGCTAGCTCGCACATCGCGCACGCTTTGCCAAAAGCCAGACGCGCACATCACACACGTTTCAACTCGCACATCGGACACGCAAGGTCCGACGAATGGCGGAATTGCTTTGATTTCCCTTCATATTCCTGACTAGGTTGCGACTCGCACATCGCGCACGGGGAATCAGCATGAACGATCTGACGGTCTGGAACGAGTCGGAGCCCGATCTCTTCGTCGACAAAGCCAGCGACTCCCACAAGGACGTCCGCGAGCTGATGGAATTCCCGTTCTTCTCGATCCAGAAGACGCCGTGCTTCGAGCCCAAGATCTACAATGACGGGCGCGTCAGCATCGAGGTGCAGCCAGGACACCGCGGCATGGCGACGATCTGGGACAAGGATCTGATCCTCTATGTCACCGGCATCATCAACCGCGCGATCGAGGATGGCAACGCGCCACCAACCAAGGTGCGCTTCACGCCCTATGACTTCCTCAAGCGGACCAGGCGCTCGACCGGCAGCAAGGCATATAAGGATCTCGGCGACACGCTGAACCGGCTGCAGTCCACCTCGATCCGCACCAACATCGTCTCCGGCGATGAGCGGCTCGAAGATCGCGGCTTCTTCAGCTGGATCAAATCAGGCCGTCTGATCTCGCGGCGCATCTCGGGTCGCAAGCTGGTCCCGGTCTATGTCGAGGTCGAGATCGAGGATTGGCTCTGGCGCCTCATCGCCGAGGACCGCTCGGTGCTGACCATCAACCAGGAATATTTCTCGATCACGTCCGGCGTGGCACGACGCCTCTACGAGCTCGCACGCAAGCATGTCGGCCGTCAACCGCGATGGGTGATCTCTTTTCGGCGCTTGCTCGACAAGGTCGGCGCCTCCGCGGTCAGTCCGAGGAACTTCAAGCGCAGCCTTGCCGACGTGATCAGCGCCGCAGATCTCCCCGAGTATGATCTGTGTTTCGCAGCCCAGCGTGGCGAAGTGCTTCTCACCCTGGAGGAAGCGGCCTCCACCCGCTCAGATCGGCTCTTCATCGTTTTCACGCGCAAGGGTCAGCTGCGCCTTCCCGCTTCGACCAAGAGCCGCGCGAAGCGTCTGACCGAGAAGCAGGCTCTCGCCTCGCCCGAGTATAAGAAGCTCGTGAAAGAGGTCGTCGACGCCACGACTCGCAGCATGAAAGCCAGCGATCTCGATCTGTGAGTCGCACAACATGCACGGTTCACCCTATGTTACGACTCGCACAACGGACACCATTGATGGCGCACATCATGCACACCTTGCTCGCACATCATGCACGCAATCCGCGCACATCATGCACAGAATGGGTAATTTTATGATTAATAATGAGAGAGTTAGCGCTAGCGTAACATGCTAACTAGATATAACAATTATATAACGCAGACTAGCTCGGCAATGGAATGTGGATTGGTTAACGTGGCATCGGTGGTTTCGCTTCTGTAATGTTTGACAACTAGGTTTTGCATGTTTAACGCTATGCACTGCAACGGAAGGTAACACATAGAAAGACATGGAAAATGAAAGCGAAAGTCCCTAAGACTCGGGCAACGGCCTCTGGCAACAATGAATACCCTCTGATCAACACACGCGCTAAGAAAATGCTCGCGGATGCGCTGAAGAGGGTCGATCAAGATAAGGGCTGGAGTCAGAGGCAAGTCGCAGCGATGCTGGGGTATAAATCCTCTGTCATCGTTAGCCACATGGCTCACGGACGTGTCCCCGTCCCTCTTGACCGCGCCCTCGACTACGCGCGCCTCCTGAGTATCGATCCCGCCGAGTTCGTTCTCGCGGTGCTTGAGCAGCGCTATCCCGACATCGACTTCATGCGGCTCCTTATCGGCGGCAAGGACAACCTGGCTGGCGGTCGCACCGAGCATGAGTGGATGATCGAAGATCTTGAAGCGGCAGCAGGAAAGCCGCTCAACGAGATCACGCCGAAGCAGCTTAGGATCCTGCGCGAGGTCGCCGCGGACGCGAACGCTGAGCGTCGCTGGGCCAATATCAACGAAGTCGCCTTGCTCGACATCATTCGAGCCCAGCGCCCCGACCTTGCCGACAACGGTCTGTCTGGCGCGCAGCGGAAGAGTTTCGCCGAACATATCTCCAGCCTCTAAGGGCCGGTGCGTTGGGATCGTGATTGTCGCGTCACGATCCCAATTGCGCATCGCGCGCTTTCTGTTATCTACCGTGCATAGCGAACGATACACACAAGGAGCATTCGATGTCTTTCAAATCTCATGAGCTGCGGGAGGTTCTCTCAAAGACCGTTCGGCTGCTCACCATGGACGGCATCGAAGTTACCTATCGCGGTGTGACGCCCTACGTCAGCGCCGACAAGACGGGCAAAGTGACCCGCCTTAACCTGCCGGAGATCACTGACAACGCCTCGCCCGAGCTTCTCGAAGCAATCCAGGGGTATGTCGACCACGAAGTCGGCCACGTTCTCTACACGCCGTTCGAGACGACGCTGAAGCAGGAGGCTAACCTCCACTCGCTTCTCAACATCGTCGAGGATATCAGGATCGAACGCCTGCTGCCGCGCGACCTGCCTGGCACGCGCGACAATCTTGAGCGCATGTACGACAAGTGGCTGCCGATGATGATCGAGCCCCACGTCAACACGGCGGTCGCTTCCGGCGACCAATCGCAAATGCTGCCGGCGGTGCTTGTGCCCGCGCTGCGCGCGCTGTCGGGTCAGAAAGTCTTCAAGAATTGGATGGACCAGAACGCATACTGGAACATCATCGATCCGCTCATCTCGCGCGTCGATCGCCTTGAAGAACGTCTCAAGGCGATGGAAACCTATGATGAGGTGATCGACCTGGCGAAGGCGATCGCCGCCGCGATCACACCCCCACCGCCCCCGCCTGGCTCACCGCAATTCGCGGATAGCGACAGCAAGCCGTCGTCCGGTGATGACAAGCAAGAGCAAGAACCGGAGCCCAAGCAGAATGACAAGGATGAAGAGAAGGATGCGAAGGGCCAGCCCAGCGCCGACGACCAGGACGATGCCGAAGCCGATCGCAAGGATGATCAGTCAGGTGGAGCCGATGGGGACGCCGGCGACGATGAGCCGGAAGATGATAGCGATGCGTCATCTGGCGATGAAGATTCTGACGCTTCCCAGGACGAACCCGCACAAGGCGCCACTGATGATAACGCTGATGATGGCGACGAAGATGAAGGGCAGTCTGATGCAGCTGAATCGGGCGATGACGAGGACAGCGACGATGGATCTGGTGACGGGTCCGCGGATGGTGAAGCAGATGATGCGCAAGCTGCGGAAGACGCCGATGATGAAGATGCGTCCGACAAGGCAGCCGACACGGGCGGCACCTATAGCGGCTTGCCGTTCGACTTCGACGCGCTGAAGGACACGGACGATATGCTGGCCAATTACATCGGTCAGCAGGTGAGTTCCAACGCCAGAGAATATCGCGTGTTCAGCCGGGACTACGACAAGATCGTGGATATCCCGAACGTCGACAGCGCTTCAATCGAGCAGATTGAAATCGCCGTACAGAAGGCGACAGGGCCGCTCCAGAAGGAATTGCGGCGCATGATCGCTGCACGCACCCAGGCGACCCGCTACCCCGGTCAGCGCCGCGGTCGACTGCACGCGCCTTCCCTCCACCGCATCATGGCCGGCGATGACCGCGTGTTCACCCGGCGCGAGGAAGGGATCGCGCTCGACACCGCCATCTCGCTGGTGATCGATTGCTCGGGCTCGATGTCTGGTCCGCGCATCAAGCTGGCGATGCAGACCGCCTACGGTCTCGCTGCCGTCCTTCATCGCATCAATGTGCCGTTCGAGGTCGTCGGCTACACGACGGGGGAATTGCCCGACCAGAAATTCTACGAGGAAGCTATCGAGGCCAACGCGATCACACCCATCACCCGCGTGATCCCGATCGTCATGCCGAAGTTCAAGCTGTTCGACGAGCCATTCACGCCGTCGATCCAGAAGCGCTTCGCCAAGATGCACGATATCCCGAGTTCGACTACCTTCCCGATGCATTCGACGATCGAGGGTGACGCTGTCGAGCTTCTGGCGATGCGTCTGCTGCGGCGCCCCGAGAAGCGCAAGCTGATGATGGTGATGTCGGACGGCAAGCCCGCCGGTCATACGATGAATGAGTGCCGCCAAGACAACCCCTATCTCGACCACGCCGCCAAGACCGTGCGTGAAGTGCGAGAGGCAGGGGTCGACATGCTCGGCATCGGTATCCAGGACAAGACGATCACTGGCTACTATCCCGATCATATCGTGATCCAGAACGTCGACGAGATGCCGGCGCTGCTGCTGAAGGCGCTCAAGAAATTCCTTCTCACGGGAAATCGTGCATAGTAGACGAAACCCATACACGAATCAGAATCGACGTGCTAACAAACCTTCAAGCTGAAAACAGCGCAACCGAATTGAGGAGCAAACCGTGACAAAAGTCGACACCATCAATTGTGCAATCTGCGGTGCGCAGGTTCACTACATCGCCAAGCACCTGCAGGACGCGCACCCCGAGGTGACGATCGAGGATTACCAGAGCGAGCACCCCGAAGCGCCGCTCGCCTCGAAGGCATTCGAGGCCGCGCGCGAAAGCAAGCTCAAGGAAAAGCAGATGCAGGCCGAACTGGCAGCGAAGATTCTGCCCTTCGTGCCGAAGGACTCGGTCGAGAAGCGTCCGATGTACGAATTGTTCGGCCTGGAGCTCACCGAGGAAACTCGCCTCACCCCGCGCCGCGGTCAGACCCAGGGCGATCCGGTCATGACTGACGTGCTGGTCGGCATCGACGACGAGAATGAGGATCTGGTTCCGCTGATCGACGAGGATCACGTCTGGCGCGTCAGCGAACTGCGCGACATTCTGATGGGCATTGCGCTCAACATTCCGATGCTGGTCTGGGGACCGCACGGTTCGGGCAAGACGACGACGGTGGAGCAGGTCAACGCCCGCCTCAACCGGCCGACGGTGCGCATCCAGCACACTGAAACCACCGAAGAGGCGCATGTGCTCGGTCAGATGGTTGTCCGCAACCAGCAGACGGAATTCGAGCTGGGGCCGCTGCCGCTCGCCATGCTGAACGGTTGGACCTATCTCGCCGACGAATATGACTTTGCCCACCCCGGTGTGCTGGCAGTCTATCAGCCGGTGCTTGAAGGCAAGCCGCTCTACATCAAGGAAGCGCCGCCCTCGATGCGTCTGATCAAGCCGCACCCGCACTTCCGCTTCATCGCGACGGGCAACACCAATGGCTCCGGTGATGACACGGGTCTCTACAGCGGCACCAAGATCGGCAACGCCGCGAACTATTCGCGCTTCGGTCTGACGATCCGAGTCGACTACCCCGATGACGGAACGGAAATCAGCATGCTGCGCAATCGCATCGGCCTCGACGAGGATCTTGCGGGAAAGATGGTCGATTTTGCTGGCCGCATCCGTGCGCTGCACGAGAAGGGCGATATCAGCATCCCGATCAGTCCGCGCGAACTCATCCGCGCATCGCTGATGGGTGCAGCAAGCGGCGGTAAGTTCCGCCACGCGCTCGATCTCGCTTACATCAACCGGCTCGACAAGATCCAGGGCCAGTCGGCCCGCGAGGTCGCGCAGCGCCTCTTTGGTTAACCCAGGTCTCCTCAACTGGGGCACCTCCGGGTGCCCCATTTTTCTGGTTGATGATATTCATCTCGCATAGTATACAACACACATGCAAGTCGCTCCCGGTTGCTTCGGCTCTGTTGTCGCCTTCGCGACACAATCCCAAACGTGTCTGATGTGCGACCATCGTGTCCAATGCAAAGAGCGAGTCAGCAAGGTGAAGCCGCTGGTGTTGAAACTGATCGAAAAGTTTACCGACGACGATAACAGTCCGATGATCGATGACTGGCTGACGCGTGGTGAACGCCGCGATCGTCGCAAGGCCGCGACATCGGAAATCCGTACCGCACTCATGGACAATGTGAACGCTCGTGCCGCACCGATCGTCGAGTCTTTCATCCGCCAGTCGATCGATCCGCGCGACTGCAGCGTCGACGAGCTGGCTGCCGGCTCACCGCATATGCGCATCGTCTGCGAGTGGCTGCGTATTCAAAGAGCGCATGTGAAAGATCTGCGCCTCGCCCTGACCGAGGTGCTCTCGCCGAGATCCGCGGCCGACAAGCTCCGCGATATTCTTTCTCTGCTCAAAGCGTGCGGCCGAGTGCGCATTCATAACGATTATGTGGAGCTTGTATGATTTATCCCGCCCTTGGTGTTCGCACTGATTTCTCGCTGGGCGAGTCCGTCGTTACAGTCGACGATCTACCCAACATCGCAGCCGAACTTGGCACCGATGTCGTCGGTGTTGCTGACACCATGTCTGTGTCGGCACTGATCCCCGCCACCAAGGCACTCGCCAAGGTCGACAAGCGACTGATGATCGGTGCGCGCATCCGCGTGATCGAGGAAGCGACCAAGGAAGCCAAGCCGACCTACATCAAGCTGTGGGCCATAGACGAGAAGGGCATGCAGTCGCTTTATCGTCTGATCAGCCGGGGTTTCGAGGAAGACCGCTTCTACTATGTCGCGCGCGTCACCTGGGACGACATTGAAACCATCTGCGACACCGAGCACCTGGCGCTCACCACTGGTGATCTAGAGAGCGCGCTACAGCGCGACGAATCGACGCAAGGTCTCACCACCTTGCTCAAGCGCAAACGCTTTGCAGCGGTCTTTGCAGAGCTCATTCCGTCGAAGACACCCTATTATGTGCGTCAGAACCACCGCGCTGTGGCGTGGGCGCACACCCATGGTCATGAAACCATCGTCATCCAACCGATCCTGTGGCGCGCGGACAATGCCGACGTGTTCTCGGAAAACGCCTCGATCATCGAGAAGCGACCCTATAAGGACTATCTGCAGCCGGCGAGCGAGTATGACCCCAAGCGCCCGGTGGACCTGGCAGCGCTGGCTGTCCAATGTTCTGAAGCCATCGAGCAACGCTATGGCGCCGGCACCTATTCCTACAAGCTCTCCTTCAAGGAAGGCTTTAACGCATCGCGGCTCGTCGACCTCTGCACCTACAGCTGGGTCAAACAGCCCCCTGCCCTCCCAGACCTTGCGTCTGACCCCAACGCTGCGCTGACCGCGGCGTGCAAGGACGGTTGGGCCGAGCGCTTTAAGGTCCACATCTTCGCACACAAGCCCTCGCCCGACGAACTGCGCGACGAGTATCTTCCGCGCCTCAAGTTCGAACTGGACACGCTCAAGCGCCTGGGCTTTGCGCAATACTTCCTGCTCGTCGCCAAGCTGGTGCGCTGGTCGAAGGACCAGGGTATTCTGGTTGGGCCAGGACGAGGTTCGGTGGGCGGTTCGCTCGTCGCCTATTTGATGGGCATCACTGACGTGGATCCGATCCGCTTCAAGCTGCTGTTCGAGCGCTTCATCAACCCCGACCGTCTCGATCTTCCCGACGCCGACCTCGACTTCATGTCGACGCGCCGCGAGGAGGTGATCGCGCATCTGGAGAAGACCTACGGGGCTGACAAGGTCGCGGGCATTGCCAACTACAACACGCTCGGCGCCAAATCCGCGGTGCGCGACATCGGTAAGATCCACGGTCTGGGTATGGGTGATGTCGACCCGATCCGCCTGGTCCCTGACGTGCATGGTCAGCCGATGAATCTGGTCGACGCGGCCGAAGCGGTGCCGGAGATCCAGGCATTCGCAGAGAAGTACCCCGAAGTCTGGGCGAAATCCTGCAAGATGGAAGGTAAGCTGCGCGCCTTTGGTAAGCACGCCGCCGGCGTGGTCGTCGCCAATATCCCGCTCACTGACCGCGCGGTGGTTGAACGGCGCTCCGGCAATCGCTGTATCAACTGGGACAAGTCGATCTCGGAGGATCAGGGCCTGATCAAGCTCGACGTGCTGGGCCTAAGTACACTCGACACCTTTGCCCATGCGCTGAAGCTGATCCGTGAGCGTCACGGCAAGACGCTGGATCTCAATGCGCTGCCGCTCGACGACCCCAAGACGCTGAGACTGTTCTCGGAGGCCAAGACCGCCGGCATCTTCCAGTTCGAGGGACATTCCGTGCGCAAGCTGCTCAAGCAAATGTCGCAGGGTGGCGATCTGACATTCGATGATCTCGTGGCGTTGAACGCGCTCAACCGTCCCGGTCCGCTCGATGCGGGGCTGGTTGAGCAATATATCAACCGCCGCGATGGCACCGACCCCGTCGTCTACGACGACCCGGTGCTGGAGCCGGTGCTGAAGGATACATTCGGCGTCATCGCCTATCAGGAGCAGGTGATGCAGGTGGCGCGCACGCTGTGCGGTTTCACGCCGGGCGAAGCCGACGTGCTGCGCAAGGCAATGGGCAAGAAGATCCCCGAGGAGATGGCCAAGCAGCGCAACAAGTTCATTGATGGCGCCGTCGCCACGACGGGCTTCGATGCGCGCAAGGCCAGCATCCTCTATGACGCGATCGAGAAGTTCGCCGGCTACGCCTTCAACCGCAGCCACGCCGTCGAATACACCCTGATCTCATTCCAGGCCGCCTATCTGAAGGCGCATTATCTCGTCGAGTTCTACGCCGCCGCGCTGACCACCGCCAAGGAGGACAAGCTCGCCGCGATCGTGGCGTCGGCTGCGCTCGATCAGATCTCCGTGATGCCGCCGGACATCAACATATCGACGGGCAGTTTCGAGGTCATGACGGACACATCGATCACGGCGCCGCTGTCCGCGGTCAAGAACGTCTCGATGAATGGCGCCGCCGCGGTGGTGCAGGCGCGCAAGAGCGTCGTCACCGGCAAGGTCGGCAAGACCACCGTGCAGCTTGGCCCCGGCCCCTTCCAATCGATCGACGATCTGCGCCAGCGTGTCCCGCCGCGTCTGCTCAACTCGCGGGCCATCGATCACCTCGACAAGGTTGGCGCGTTCGCGCGCATCGAGCCTGGCCAGCTGCACGCGCTCGACGTCTCGCGCCGTCGCGATCAGGTGGAGCTCATGCCCGGCGTGCTCGACCAGGGCGTGATGGCTGACCGCGACGTGGACACCAGCGTCGATGTCGATGCGGCGCTCAACCATATCTACGACGATATGGTCAGCAAGCTGGGGAACGCGACATGTTTGCCGCATCTCGGCAAGGATGCGCGCTTCATGGTTATCTTCGACGCGCCAATGACGGACCAGGAACTGATCACAGACTCGTTCAGCTTCATCAAGAACGTGAAGCCGTCCCTGTCTGACGCGGGGCTGCACATCGACCACGGCTATTGGACGTTTGTCGCCAAGCGCCCGAAGAGCAAGGACGAGAAGTCGATCCCGGCCGCGGAGATCGCCATGTCGGTGCCGTATCTGATGGAGGAAATCAGGATCACCAAGCCGCCAGTCATCATCCTGCTTGGTACGCAGGCGATCAAGGCGCTGATCCCCGATGCCAAGAAGCCAAGTGATCTGATCGGCACCAAGAAGTTCAATTCGACGCTCGACGCCACGCTGATTATTGGCTTCAACCCTGGGCAAATTTATCACGACCCCTCGAAGGCCGAGATTCTGCGCCGCATCTTTGAAGAAGCCAAGTCCCTCATCGATATTAACGCTTGCGCAGCTTGAGTGCATAGTGCATGACACACATGCAACGAGGTAAAAATGACTGAACCCACCGCTCTACAGATTGACCCCCTGATCGACGTTGAACGCTTCACCGCCGACATCAGCGAGAACCAGGACGACATTTCGGAGGCGATGCGCAAGCAGACCGGGCTCGCCGCCTTTTACGGAATGCAGCACGCCAAAGCCAAGAAGCAGGCGGCACATTATGACCTGCTTTTGAAGACGTTGCGCGCCAAACTGGCCAAACGCTACCGGCAGCAGATCATCGATGCCGAGGACAAGCCGACGGTATCCGCGGTCAACGACCTTGTGGAGACCGACAACCAGTATCTCAAGATCGCCAAGCTCAAGATGGATGCCGACGAGGTCGAATCGATCTGCCGCGTCGCATACGAGGCGTTCCGCACTCGCCGCGACATGTTGACGGGGCTTGGTCACCTGACCCGCGAGCAGATGCGCGGCCAGTTGCTGACCACCGAAGCATCGTCGGCCGTCGACCGCTATCGAAACCGCAGACAAGCAAGAAAAGAGGAAGCAGAAGCCACCACCGAACAGTAAATCCCACCCAATCCCACAAACCACAGAGCTATATTGCAACAAGAAGCAAGGAGTATAATCATGAGTGCATTGACGATGCGCGAACGTATCGAACAGAAGCGCAAGCAGATCGCGGAACAGTCGGCGCGGGGCATCCGCACCTACAAGTTCCCGCAGGGCAAGACCTATTTCCGCATTGTCCCCGCCGCGGATGGCGGTGACTTCTGGCGCGACTTCGGCATTCACTATCTCAAGTCGCACGACGGGCAGCAGAAGGCAGCGATCGGCGACCGCTACCTCACCTACGGCGAGGACGACACCGTGCGCGGCCTGCTCGATGCGGCGATCAACAACGCCGACAACGACGACGAGAAGAAGTTCTATCGGGACATGCGTGCGAGCCCGCGCGTCGTCTTCCAGGCGGTGATCCTCGGTACGGTCGACCCCAAGACCAAGAAGACGGTTGCCGACCCGAATTCTCCGCCTGACAAGCCGCAGCTGATCGAAGTCAGCCGGACGGCGTTCGACGAGATCCTGTCCAACTTCGAAACCTATTTCGATGCGGACGAAGATCATGATCTGTCGAGCCTCGACCGCGGCCACCTGTTCCAGGTCGAGAAGTCCGGCCAGGGCATGCAGACCGAGTATAAGTGGAACGCGACGCCTCGTCCGCTCCCGCTCAAGGAAAGCATCTTTGAGAAGACCGTCGATCTTGATCAGTGGATCAAGGATCTGTTCCACGAGAAGGAGCAGAAGGCGCTGACGCTGCTCCAGAAGATCGGCGTCGCACCGGCCTCGGATGGTAGCGGTGCTGCCGGTCGGCTCACCGGGCCGAAGAACAGCGGCGACGCCAACACGGTTACGACCGTGGAGGAAGACGACGATCTGGACAGTCTGGTGGACTCGGTGATCGAGGAAGCGTCCTTCACCGAAGTCGGTGACGAGGTTGCCGACGACGAGCCGCCGTTCGAGGTCGAGGAAGAAACCAAGCCCAAGACCAAGGGCAAGGCGTCGAAGCCGGCCCCGGAACCGCAGGACGACGATGACGATCTCGCGGCGATCCTGGACAGCCTCGACGGCTAACGAGAGGTGCTGACGGGGATGGAAGCCCCGTCAGTGACGAAGGCGGTGAAGAGCCGCCAATGAGAGGGTGGCAACCTGATAGCCAATGGGGAGGGTGAGCTAATAGCCCCGGCATCACCCTCCCCTCCAGTTTCACAGGCAGAGAGGGAACCGACGCACTCAGCGGTGGAAAGCTCTGACGAGGGCATAGCAGCAAATCCGCATATCACGGTCGGTGCTGTGAGGGAGAAAGAGCGCCCGTAACAAGGCGCGAGGTTCAAAAGGCCGAGCAGTCTCTTTCTCCCTCGCATGACAATTTTAAGGGACGTTCAATGTTTCACACCTATATCGACGGCAACAGCATAGGGCACGCAGCGCACGCACGCGGTGGCCCTCGCCTCGTCGCCGGTTCGGTCGATACCACGGCGATCTTCGGGGCGCTGTCGACCATGCGCAAGGTCATGCGTGGTCGCGCCTCCAGTCTGCCGGTGGTGCTCTGGGACGGTCGCTCCTGGCGCAAGGACGCCACCAAGGGTGACGTCAAGGAATATAAGGCCAATCGTGTCGACAGCGCCGAGAAGGTCGCTGCCCGCGAGGCTTACAAGAAAGCGCGGCCCGCCATCGCGCGCGGCTTTCGCTTGCTCGGTGTCCGCCAGCTCATCGCGTCGAACATGGAAGCAGATGACCTCGCGGCGATCCTTGTACGCAATGCGATGACGAAGGGTCACAAGGTCACGTTGATCACCGGCGACAAGGACTGGCTCCAGCTGGTCCAGAAGGGCGTCAGCTGGGTTGATCACAAGTTCGACCGCAAATGCACGCTCCGCGATTTCCAGGAGTTCACCGGCTATCAGTCGCAAGGCGCCTTCACGGACTCCAAGGCCCTGCAGGGTGACGCCGGCGACAACGTCCCCGGTTGCGGAGGTATCGGCGAGAAGGGCGCGCAGGAGCTGCTCGGCATCTTCCCGCGCGTCCAGGATTTCCTCGACACGCCCTTCGACGAAGCGCAGCGGATGTGGAAGGAAGCCACCGGCAAGAATATGTATCTGAAATACCGGCGTCTGCATCAGGACCCGGAGATCCGCGAGCGCTTCCTGATCAACCAGACCCTCGTCGATCTCAATCACCCCGCCATCCCCAAGCCCGTCGGTTTGAAGATGGTTGAGCAGCCGATCGACCTCGACGGCTTCCAGACATTCTGCGCCGAGTTCGGCTTCTCGTCGATCCTCGACCGCTTCGATTATTTCACGTCACCATTTCGCATCGTAGAGGAGCAAGTATGAGTATCGCAGACGCCCTGGCCAAAGCCCTGACCAAGGAAGGTGTGAAGTCCGACAAGGTTAAGGATATCGGTCTGTACCTCTCGACTGGCATCCCCAACGTCGACTACGCGCTGTCTGGAAAGTATCGCGGTGGCGGCTTCAAGTCGGCCCGCATTCACGAGATCGCCGGCCCACCCTCGGCCGGCAAGACCCAGCTCGCCACCGCCGTGATGATCGGTGCGCAGCAGGCCGGCGGTGCGTCTGATTTCCAGGACCACGAACGCAGTTTCGATGAGAAGATCGCGCGCGAGTTCGGCCTAGATACCACCCCCGGCATCTACACCTATAAGCGCCCGCGCTCCTTCGAGGAATCGCTCAATCAGGCGATCGACTGGATGGAAACCATCCGCGGCGCCAAGGTCATCCCGTTCGAAGCGCCGCTCGTCGTCGTCTTCGACAGCTTTGCGGCGATGGTGCCGGAAGCCAAGCTGGAGCGGAAGAACGGCCTCAACATGAAAGATAAGCTGTCGCTCGCCACAGCTGCGTCACAGGAGCTGCCGGGCTTCAACGCGCTCGTGGAAGAGAACAATGCTTTGGTACTGTTCCTCAACCAGCTGCGCACCAAGCCTGGCGTGATGTTCGGCGATCCGCGTTACACCGTCGGCGGGGAGGCCCTCCCCTACTACGCGTCGACCCGTATGTACCTCGGCCGCTCGGTCAACAAGGACAAGAAAACCAAGGAATTCCTGGGTCAATCGATCACCGCCGAGACGATCAAGAACAAGACCTATCGGCCGTTCGTAAAGACCAGCTGGGAGTTTAAGTTCCGCGAAGACGGCAGCGGCTATATCGATCCGGTGGAAAGCATGATCGATCACCTGATCGAGATCGAGGGTATCGAGCGCGACGGCACCAAGATCGTCTGGGAAGGTCAGTCCTATGACCGCACGAAGATCCTCGCGGCGGTCGAGAAGACCCCCAACGCGCTCGACGTGCTGATCACCATGGCCGAGAAGAAGCAAGGGGTCGTCTGATTTCCCACCCGACAGTGCGCTGTGTCGTGCTAAGCAAAGCTATGAACGAAAGCGCACCGATCAACACCAACACGCGGTTCCTGCGGCGCGATGACGAGCGATTTTTCATCGCGCCAGGGAAGCGGCTGTGTACGATGTGCGCGTCTCGCCCCGGTTGTGACGCCAGTCTGACGCAACCGGACATGTGCATGACAATGGTCCCTCCCCTCGCCTTCCAGAACGATGTCGGACTATCGCACATCGCAAACACTTTCCGGGTTGGGGTCTCTTGGTCGAAGCGCCTGCTGGAATGGGATCAGGTCGCTCTGGTGTCATCCCGCACGAAGCAGGTCTTCGGTCATGCTCGCGTCGTCACGCGCATGCCAACCACCAGATGCTCGATAGGCCGCATCACGAAGCGCCGCGAGCTCTGCTGGACTATTTGAGACGGAATTATGGCCCTAACATCATCCACAAAGACGCCTCTCTTACCGCCATCTACCTTCTCCGCGAGCCTCAAAAAGATGTTGAGGCCATTGCTCAAGACGCTGATCTACAACGGTAACTACAAGGTGGCGAACCGGGTGCGCGGTCGCATCCTGACAACGGAGAACGGCAAGAAGATTCTGATGGTCGAGCAGCGGGCCAAGGATATCTGGCGCGACGGTCACAGGACAGTCCACGATGCGCAGAAACATGGTCGCGCCGCGATGCAGGTAGACTCGGAATTGCTGACCCGCGTCGTCAAACGGTTGAACGTGGAAATTGTCATCATCGTCATTGAGGAGTTCGCAAGGGTGTTTGTCGCCCGCGCCGACGATTTTTTCGATAGCGACATGTCCTCCACAGGCAAGGATTATATGGAGCGCCGCACGAGACTGGTGCCGCTGTCACGTTTCCACTGTCGAAACCTCGGTCCCAACTTGAAGAAGCGCGTTCGTCGTGATATCGCATATGCATAACGACACACATGCAGGAGTCGAAGTGAAGAAGATTCTGTTTACGCAATGGTTCGGGGGCGTCTTCTGTGTCGCCACTCTGACGCTGCAATTCGCCATCGGCTTCGAGACCGGCCAGGGCAAGGACGACCAGTGGGCGATCGCCTTCCTGCTCGGCCCTCTGACCATCGGCTTTGCCAAGATCAAAAGGGAGGCTGTCGCGTGAGCAAGCCATACGCAATCGTCTCCGACGTGCATTGTCACAACTGGTCCCAGTTCGCGACGACCAACGCCGTTGGTATCAACTCTCGCCTGCAGGCCATCCTCAACGAGCTTGAGCGCGCTGCGTCCACGTTGAAGGCCGCCGGCGGCCGAACGCTGGTCGTGGCGGGTGATCTCTTTCACGTTCGCGGCAAGATCGAGCCGAGCGTGTTCAATCCGACGTTCGACGCATTCGAAAGGATCGCGGACAAGGGTCTTGAAGTCCTGATCATCCCTGGGAATCATGATCTTGAGGGAAAGCACGCCGACAAGCTCGGCAACGCGATGCAGCAGCTCCAGCAGATTTCCGGCATGGAAGTCGTCGTCACCCCGGAATGGTCGAGCTCGGCACAGGTGCGTCTCATCCCCTGGATCGAGAACCTGGACGACCTTCGCGCCACGATGGATGATTTTGCCTTCGACAAGAGCACGGTGGATCTCGTCATTCACGCGCCGCTCAACTCGGTCATCAGGGGTATCCCCGACCACGGTCTGACGCCGGAAGAGCTTGCGGCGCTCGGTTATCGCCGCGTGTTCGTCGGTCACTATCACAACCACAAGGAATTCCCCGGTGGTGTCTATTCGGTCGGCGCGACGACGCATCAGACGTGGAGCGACCCAGGCACGGCTGCCGGTTTCTTGCTGGTTTACCCGGATCGCGTCGAGCATCATCCGACCCAGGCGCCGCTCTTCATGAACGTCGATGCGCCGGACGATGTCGGCAAGCATCTGAAGGGCAACTATGTCCGACTGCGCCTGATGGACGAGGAAGAGTCGGTCATCAAGGCGACCAAGGCCGCGATCGAGAAGATCGGCGCGCTTGGTATCGTCGATCACAGTTCAAAGAAGCGTCCCCAGGTTCGCGCAAACGGATCGAGCAAGACCGGCCTGACGCTTGAGGCGTCGGTCGCGTCCTATGTGGGGCAGCACCTCGAAACCAAACTGGACAAGAAGAAGATCGCCCTCCAGGCGCTCGACGTCCTGTCCGAAGCCCGCATGGTGGGAGCAGACGCGTGAAGATCACAGCCCTCGAAATCGAAAACTTCCTCAGCGTAGGTGACGCCAAGCTCGCGCTCGATGATCGCGGCCTTGTTCACATCAGCGGCGAGAACCACGACGACACGTCCGCCAATTCGAACGGTTCGGGCAAAAGCTCGATCGCGGATGCCGTCAGCTGGTGCCTGTGGGGCAGCACTGCCCGTGGTGAAGGTGGCGACAATGTCGTCAATCTCCAGCAGAACAAGAACTGCCGCGTCGCGATCGAGCTTGAGGAAGCTGGTGAACATTTCCGCGTCACCCGCTATCGCAAATATACCAAGCACAAGAACGCGCTGCACGTCCACAAGCTCGACAACGGTGATTGGGTTGACCTGACCAAGGGAACCAACACCCTGACCCAGGCGGTCGTTGAGCGGATCATGGGCTGTTCGGAAGAGGTGTTCAACGCCGCGGTCTATTCGGGCCAGGAGGCGATGCCTGATCTGCCGGCGATGACCGACAAGCATTTGAAGCTCCTCGTCGAGCAGGCCGCCGGTGTCGACGTCTACAGCCGCGCTTATGACATCGCGCGCGAGCGGTTGCGTGACGCCCAGACGCGCCGCGCCAATGCGCAGATCGATCATGATCGCGCCGACGAGCTGCACATCCAGACGATGAGTCACATCCAGCGTGCCGTCGACGCCGAGAAGACCTGGAACGGTACACAGCAGGGCAAGATCAAAGCGCTCACGACACAGGCGACCGAGCTGGCGGCGCAAGCCAAGGTACTCAAGGAGTCGATCAACGTCGACGACGAGAAGGATCTGAAGGCGACGATCGCCGCCACAGAAGCGAAGATCGCCTCGGTGCGTGCCGAACAGGAACGCGAGCGCGAGCTGGCGGCCACCGCCAAGCAGACATCGACCACCCGCGCCGGTGCCAATTCGCGCGTCGAGATTGCGGCAGGGACTCTGCGTCTCACGGACAAGGCCGTGAAGGCGGTCGAGCAGTCGGAGGGCAAACCCTGCGGCGAGTGCGGCAAGCCGTTCGAGAAGGCTGATCTGGAGCAGGCGCGCAAGCTCGCTGAAGCCAAGCGCACCGACGCTGCTGATCAGTATAAGCAGGCGAAAGCGAAGCTCGCCATCGCCGAGAAGCTCGACAAGGATGCCGCCACGGAGCTTGAGAAGCACCGCGCTGGCATGACCGATGTCAGTGAAGAGACGTCGCGTCTGTCTAACCTGCAACGCGAGCTAGGTTTGATTGAGAACCAGCACAGAGAGGTTGCGCGCTTAGCAGAGCGCGCGCGCGACGCGCTACAGCAGCGCAAGCAAGCGCAAGCAGAGACGAACCCGCACACGCCCCTGATCACCGACATGGAGCGCGAGCTGAAGGAGCATGCGGCAACCCGCGCCGCCGCGAAGGAGAAGTTCAAGGCTGCATCGAGCGACCATGAATATGCCGCCGCGGTCGTCGAGGTCTACGCCCCCGCCGGCGTGCGCGCGCATCGTCTCGATGAAGCGACGCCCTATCTCAACGAGCGGACTGCACACTATCTCGGCTCGCTCGCTGACGGCGCCATCGAAGCCTATTGGACCACCCTCACCCTGTCCAAGAATGGCAAGGATCTGCAGGAGAAGTTCTCGATCGCGGTTGAGAAGCCTGGCAAGTCGCCATCGTTCGCCTCGCTCTCTGGTGGCGAGAAGCGCAAGGTGCGTCTGGCTTGCGCCCTCGCCCTCCAGGATCTGGTGGCAAGTCGCGCGACCAAATCATTGGGTATCTGGATCGGGGATGAGATCGACGATGCGCTGGACGCGGCGGGTCTGGAACGCCTGATGGGTGTTCTCGAAGAGAAGGCTCGCGAGCGCGGTACGGTGCTCGTTATCTCCCACAACGATATCGCACATTATGCACGGCAGGAGATCCGTGTTGAGAAACGCAACGACATTTCAACGGTGACAGTGTTATGAGTGATGAACAGCAGGCCCTGATCGACAAGGCCAAGAGCAGTAATTTCATGGTCGGACTGGTGCAGCTGGCGCGGATTTATGCCCGCGTCGGTGCGAAGGGGAGCTACACAGTGGAGCTCCCCCTCTCCGCATCCGGTTGGATCGACGCAAAGAATGCCTACCGCAAGGTACCGATCAATCACGGCGAGACCTACGAGACAGGTGACGTCAAGATCGGCAAGCGTGGCAATCTGATCTTCAGCCTGATCCCGGTCAACAGGCCGATCCACAAAGGTGTCGACCACCCGACCTGGATCGAGGTTTCGTGGGAGGACATTGAAAACTCCTTCCCCCACCTCGATGAAGCCATGTGTCAGATGCTGGTCGATCAGGGCAACCCGCTGTCGATCACCGAGATCAACAAGCGCCTGAAGGACATGATCACCCAGAAGAAAGAGATGCATTCCATTCTGCAGGGGGCGTTCGATGCCGCGTTTGCAGAGGCCAAGCAGGACGCGAACGCCGCCAACCTGGAAGAGATTGAGGGCTGGGGCACATGCTGATCCGAATGTTGGGTATTGACCCGTCAATTTCTAACGTCGGTTACGCCGTCGTCGACTACAACGTCGGCGCGGCGCAGCCGTTTGACGTCGTCAAGGTCGGTCTTATCGAGACGGCGCCTGGCGACAAGAAGATGAAGGTACGCAAGTCGTCCGACGATCTGCGGCGTGCCCGTGACCTGGCGACCGGCATCAACGATGTTATCGATCTGTATAAGATCAAGATCGCCACCGCCGAGGTTCCTTTCGGCGCGCAGTCAGCCCGCGCAGCGCTCTCGAACGGCGTCTGCATCGGTCTGCTCGCCAGCCTCCGGGTGCCGGTGATTGAGGTCAACCCCGCCGAGGTGAAGCTCGCTTCCCATGGCACCAAGACCGCTGATAAGGAAGATATCTGTCGCTGGGCTGTCGGTATCGCGCCCCATCCCGCGGTGGGATGGCCAACCTCGAAGGCAGGCAATGACTGGCAGATCGCGGTTGGCCATCGCTGGCTCACCAAGAAGGCTGAGCACCCTGCCGACGCTGTCGCAGCGGTCGCTGCCGCTGTCCGCACCGAACAGTTCAAACAGCTCATAGGCGTCTTGAGCGCATTGAACATCAGCTAAGTGCATAGTAGACGACACACATACTTTCTGGCTATAATGGCCCCTCATTCTTAGTTTCCAATTCAAGGAGTTTCCATGTCCGAGGAGGGCCTTCCCGCCGCGGTTGTATCACCGCGCTCATATACCCGTCACGGCGTCACGATTTCGATCTGCGACCGTTATGACGACTACCTAAGCGACTTCGGCAAGGCCACCCTCGCTGACCGCTATCTCGTTGGCGGCGAACGCTACCAGGACATGTTCGCCCGTGTCGCGATCGCCAACTCGGATGAGTATGTATGGGGCGATGACAGCGGCCACGCCCAGCGCATCTATGATTACATCGCCAAGGGCTGGTTCATGCCCTCGACCCCGGTTCTGTCCAACTCCGGCCTCGACCGCGGCCTGCCTATCAGCTGCTTCCTCAATCTCGTCGAAGATTCGATGGAGTCGATCGCGGCAGCCGTCACCGAGAATATCTGGCTCGCCTGTCGTGGCGGCGGCATCGGCACCTGCTGGTCCTCGGTGCGCTCGATCAACGAGGCGGTCAACGAGACCGGCAAGACCAGCGGCATCATCCCGTTCCTGCACTGGCAGGACGCGCAGACTCTCGCGATCAGCCAGGGTTCACTGCGGCGCGGATCTGCTGCGGCGTACCTCGATGTCTCGCACCCCGAGATCGAAGAGTTCATTGAGATCCGCAAGCCGACTGGCGCTGATCACAACCGCAAGGCCCTGAACCTCCACCACGGCATCACCGTGTCGGAAGAGTTCATGAAGAAGGCGACCAGCAAGGACAATCAGGACTGGGATCTCATCAGCCCGCACACCGGCGCGGTCATCCGCACCATCAACGCGCGCGATCTATGGATCAAGATCCTGACCCTGCGCGTCGAGACCGGCGAGCCTTATATCATCTTCCAGGGCGCTGTGGATGAAGGTGTCTCCAAGCTCTACAAGGCTCTCGGCCTCAAGGTGCGGCAGTCGAACCTGTGTTCGGAGATCACTCTCGCCACCGGCCCTGACCATCATGGCTACGTCCGCACCGCCGTGTGCTGTCTGTCGTCGCTGAACATGGAGAAGGCCGACGATTGGCTGGGCGATGATCTTTTTGTCAGCGACGTGCTGCGCTTCCTCGACAACGTCCTGGAAAACTTCATCATCAAGACTGACGGCGTGCCAGGCTTCGAACGCGCGCGTTACGCCGCCACGCGTGAGCGCTCGGTGGGTCTGGGGATGATGGGCTTCCACAGTTATCTGCAATCGAAGGGTATCCCGTTCGAAAGCGTGCAGGCGCGCGGCATCAACACGCGCATGTGGGCCTGGCTCAAGAAAACCGCGGACGCCGCCAACGTCGAGCTGGCGAAGGAGCGCGGCGCGTGTCACGATGCGAAGGAGCTTGGTGAAGACATCCGTCTGACGCACATCTTCTCGATCGCCCCCACCGCCTCGATCTCGATCATCGCCAACGAGAGCTCGCCGGCGGGTGAACCCTATGTCGCGAATAGCTTCGCCCAGAAGACGCTGTCGGGGACGTTTAACGTGCGTAACAAACACCTCGACAAGCTCTTGCGGTCGCGTCACGCTGAATTGCGCGCGATGCTGTCTGGCGTCGCTCAAAACGACCTTGCAGCGCTCTTGCAAACGCAACCGCTGTTCAAGTCGATCAACGATGATGAGACGCTTGAGCAATGGCTCGAAGAGCAGTGGCAGTCGATCACCGTCAACGACGGCTCGGTGCAGCACCTGACCTACCTCACCGATATGGAGAAGGCGACATTCAAGACGGCGTTCGAGATGGACCAGCGCTGGGTCATCGAGCATGCCGCCGACCGCCAGCCCTACATCTGCCAGGCGCAGTCGACGAATATCTTCCTGCGGTCTGATGTCCACAAGAAGGATCTGTGGGATATTCACAAGCTGGCGTGGGAGCGCGGCCTGAAGTCTCTCTACTATCTGCGCTCGCGATCGATCTCCAAGGCAATGGTTGTCGGCAACCAAGCCGGCGAGATGCCATCGGCCGCGATCGAACAGCCTGGCAAGCCCCTCTATGAAGAACCTCTTGAATGCCTTGCGTGTCAGTAATTGGCTTGCCAGTAAAAAGAGTGTATGCTAGACGACACACATTCACCTGATCAGAAACGAAGGAGTTAGAATATGGCAACTGTGAACGTAGACGGCGTTGGAAGCGTCACCCTGTCGGGCACCAAGCCCTACACCCTGGAGCGTGTCGGCCCGGTCGGCGGCTTCCAGATCAAGGACAACGCGGGCCGCGTCGTGACCTCGACGGTCGCCGGCACCCCCAACGTGGTCTGGGCCAAGGCGGCCGTACCGCAGGCGATCATCACGGCGCATAACGCCTAATCGCACAACCCTGACAATTTGTGGCGTGCGTATAGTAGATGATACGCACGCCATTTTCTTGAGGTTTTCAAATGTCGGCGAAATTTGTAGACGGCGTCGGTCAGGTGGAGCTCGAAGGCGAACTGCCCTTCAATGTTCACCAAGTCGGCAATGGTGGTTACGATATCCGGGACGCCACTGGCCGCGTGATCTCCAGGCACGCTTACGCGCGTTCATCTGTCCCCAACGCGATCGTGGCGGCGTTCAACGCAGACCACGAAACCAGCGAATGATCCCTCCCCTCCCTGCTGGCCCCTTCGGTGTGATCCTCGCGGATCCGCCCTGGGGGTTCAACACATGGGGCGGCGATCAGGTCACACCGCATCGCACCGCCGTCGATCACTATTCGACAGCGACGGTGCGCGAGCTCGCCAAGATCCCGGTCGCCTCCGTTGCGGCCAAGGACTGCGCGCTGTTCATGTGGGTGATCGACAGTCACATCGACCAGGCGCTTGAGCTGGGTGCGGCGTGGGGTTTCAAGTTCAAGACGCGAGCCTTCACCTGGCGCAAGCTGACCAAGGACGGCACCAGAGCGCGCATGGGTATGGGCTATTGGACAAGGAAGCAGTCTGAAATCTGCCTACTGTTCACCCGCGGCAAGCCGAAACGCCTGTCGAAAGGCGTCCCCGAGATCATCGACGCCGGCATTCGCGAGCACAGCCGCAAGCCAGACGAACAGTATGAGCGCATCGAGGCGCTGGTTGGCGGCCCTTACCTGGAGATGTTTGCGCGACAGACATTCCCCGGATGGAGCGCATGGGGAAACCAGACTGATCGCTTCCAGGTCGCGGCGTAACGAATCGCTTTCCTACATCCCTTTCACGCCACTAGAACAAACACGGAACAAAGGAACGAGGCAGAATATGAGTCTCACTGAATCAACCGGCGTCTACAAGCCCTTCAAATACCAATGGGCCTATGATTTCTGGGAGCGCCAGCAGCAGATGCACTGGCTGCCGCGCGAGGTTCCCCTTGCCCAGGACGTCTCGGATTATCGCAAGCTCGACGACCGCATGCGCCAGCTGATCGACCATATCTTCCGGTTCTTCACCCAGGCCGACGTCGAGATCCAGGACTGCTATCACGATCGTTACGCCCGCATCTTCAAGCCCACCGAGGTGAAGATGATGCTGACGGCGTTCTCCAACATGGAGACGATACACATCGACGCCTACAGCAAGCTGCTCGACACGCTGGGGATTCCCGAAAGCGAGTACGCGGCGTTCCAGAAATATGAGGAGATGAAGGCGAAGTCGGACTGGTTCCGCAGCTTCGACCCGACCGACGAGTTCCAGGTCGCCGAAACCCTCGCGGCGGTGTCCGGGTTCGGCGAGGGTCTCTACCTGTTCGCCAGCTTCGCGATCCTGCTGAACTTCCCCAGGCACAACCTGATGAAGGGCATGGGGCAGATTGTCAGCTGGAGCGTTCGCGACGAAAGCCTGCACTGCGAGGGGATCATGCGCCTGTTCCACCAGTGGCTGATGGAACATCCCAGTATTGATCGAGCAAAATTGCAGAAACGAATTGAAAGTATCGCGGCAGAAGCTGTTCGACACGAGGATGCTTTTATCGATCTTGTATTCCAAGGTGGTGACGTACCCGGAATGACCAAGGAAGATACCAAGCGGTACATCAGGTACATCGCCAACCTGCGACTGCGTCAACTGGGATATTCCGACATGTTCCATGGCGTCACAAGCAACCCGCTTCCTTGGGTGGATACCATGCAGGCGGGGGTCGAACATGCCAATTTCTTCGAGACACGCGCCACCGAGTATAGCAAAGCTGCAACAAAGGGTGATTGGGACGATGTTTTCTGACGCCCTGCGTCGCAAAACGAGACGAATTAGCTTGCACGCCAGGTGATTCGACCATAATGCGGTGCATATGAAGCGATACAAACGCTTCTACCGCACCACGCTTTTTCTCATTAGTTATAGGGTGAGCACAATGCTGAGTTTGGATCGCTTCATTTTCGCGCCGACAGTCGTGAAAACGGGGCAAACTGTGATGCTGTACGACGACTTTCTTAATTCCGTAGAGCAGATTGGCGCCATCGATGCGCTTGAGACCGAAGGCACCCCGCTTTCTGAAATTGCAAAGCGCATAGGGGACGACACACACCAAGCGGGAAACGCTGATGATATTTCAGAGTTCGCTGGGCGCCAGTGCTATCGGTCCTTCAGCAAGGGCCGTGGTAACGAGGATTATATTGAGAACATCTTAACCCAGCAGCACGGGTCCGTAATGGAACATGCGAGCTTGGTGTTCCAGGTCGCCGGCGTTTCGCGGTCGCTTACGCATGAACTGATTCGACACCGCGTCGGCACTGGCTACAGCCAGGAAAGCCAGCGTTACGTCAACGCTGACGCAGCTGATGTCCGCTTCGTCGTCCCGCCGGTGACTGTCGATCTGCTTGAAGGCATGAGCGATGAAGAGATCCTGCGTGAGCCGGAGTTCGTGGAATTCGCACAAGATTGCGCGCGCGCCCTCGACAGCTATGTCCGCTATCAGAAGCGCCTGCATGATCGTCTGTCGGCAAAGGGCCTGAGCGGCACCGCTCTCAAGAAGAAGGTCAACGAGGCTGCGCGTGCGCACCTCCCCAACGCAGCCGAGACGCGTTTGATTTTCACCTGCAACATGCGCGCCCTGCGGCACATTATCCTGCTGCGTGGTGGCGACGGTGCGGACATGGAGATCCGCCGGTTTGCCAATCACCTGCTCGCGGAAGCGGCCGACTATGCGCCGAACATCTTCCGCGACGTGATGCCCATCGTGGATGGCGACGAGTTCGGCATTGCCACGCTCAAGTCCCTGTACGGAGCGGTCTGATGGTCGCGATTGTAACCAAGCCGACGCTCGCGGAGGCGTTCGACATCGTGTGGGGAGCCGTGCGAGAATTCCACAAGACGTTCAACCACCCTGCCCCTGACACCCCTACCCTGCAGCCAGTCGACCGTGTCGAGAAGCGCACCAGCTGGATCGACAGCGAATGTGCCGAGCTCCAGGAAGCCGAGACGATCGTCGACCAGGCTGACGCCTATATCGACGCGATCTATTTCGGGCTTGGCGGTCTGGTGGAGCTGGGGGTTCGCCCCGGCAAGCTGTTCGAGATCGTCCAGGGCGCCAACATGGCGAAGGTTCAGCCTGACGGCACCGTCGCCTATCATCCTGACGGCAAGGTCAAGAAGCCTGAAGGCTGGGTCGCCCCAGAACCCCTGCTGGCCGCGGAAGTAGAGCGCCAGATCAACCAGTGAATTGTGAACCCGGCGGCGTATCGGCCGGGTTTCTGTTCCTCCTAGTGCATAGGTAACGACACACATGTCAAAAGACACATATTTCCACTTCGGGATCGTTGGAGATCCCGACGACGCAACGACCGCCGGCGAGTGCGATGTAGCCAAAGCTATCGCGGCGCAGCTGCGCGCCAATGCCGATCGCATTGCGCAGGCCGAGGTGGCAGCCCAAGCACAGGCGGAAGCTCGGTATGACCCGCTTGACGACAATGACGACGAGGTTCTGTGGGATCTCGCCAACACGATGGTCGGTCATGTCAGGGTTTCGCTGACGCTGACCGGGCCTGAAATGGCAGTGTCCCAGCTCGCCCAGATCGCCAACCGCATCGGCATGACGTTCGATTACCGGAACGACGCGACCGCCACCCGCAGCGGCGTGTCCCTGGGAGAGAAGAAGTGAGGATCGGCTTCTGCGGCGCCCACCGCACAGGCAAAACCACCCTGGCGAAGATGCTCGCCGATGATTTCGGCCTCCGTCACATCGAGAGCAGCGCCGGCCGCATCGCCCACACACACGGCTTGAGCTTCGACAAGCAGGCGCGGTTTGCGGATCGCCTGGAGTACCAGGACGCGGTGCTTGAGAACATGGAAGAGGATATGTTCGAGGCATCGGTGAACTATGTCACTGATCGCACGCCCCTCGATGCCGCGGCCTATCTGATCGCGGACATGCAGGCGACCACCGGCACCTGGATCGAGCATGAAGAGGCGTTGATTTACCTGAACCAGGCGCTCTGTCTGACGCGGGATTATTTTGACATGCTGATTCTTGTGCCCCCTGCCCTGCCCTACGACGATATCCCCGGCAAGCCGCCGGCGAACGTCGCCTATCAGGAGCATCATCACCTGCTGGTGCTTGGGCAGCTCGCTGACGATGAGTTCCAGTTCAAGTGGACCCAGGTGCCGCGGACGATGCTCGACCTCGGCGCACGCTATGACTTCGTCAAGGCCGAGATGTTTCGGACGCTGGGGATCACGCGCGAGAGCGCTTTCCCTGTAGACAAAGCGCAAGCTGCATAGTAGACGACACAAACACAAAAGGTTTTGGTGATGAAAGCGGTAAAGGTTCATAGGGTCGAGTTTCAAAGGGCTATCGTCAAGCTCCTCGATCACAAGACTGTCGGCATGATGCCGAACATCGCACATGTTTACGGCGTGACGGAGAGTGGCGAAGCCTTCGAGATCGAAACGATCGAGATCTATGTCGGCCCTCCCCTTTCCGCTTCAGCACCGCAACCGAAACCGGAGACGAAGAAGCCGACCCCGAGCTTCCTCCGCCTCGCAACAGTCAACGGGAAAGAGGTAACGGCATGACGACAACTTTCTACAAAGGCTACGGCATGTTTGTCCGCGCCTGGAACGCACCGATCGCGGCGTTGGAAGGCGTAATTGGGATCGCGTTGTGGATTTACAGCGGCGACCCAAAGCACCTGGCAGGCTTCTCCGCGCCGGATCTCGATCGGTGAGAACGCCGACCATCCTGGCCCTGCTTCTGCTGCCGCTGACCGCGGCGTGCAGTGGCAAGGCGCCGGCGACGTTCGACTGCTCGGATGCATGGCGGACCCCGGTCCAGTTCTTCGCAGCCGATCAGATCCTCCGCGGGACCTACTGCGGCACACTTCTCGCCCAGCAAGGCACGATCAGGACATTCTGACATGGCGGACGTCGTCTGTATCTATGACTCTGAATCCACCGGCAAGAATGAGGAAGAACATCGCCTCATCGAAGTGACCTGTCGATTGCACCGCCTGTCGACAGGCGCACATATCGATACGAAGACATGGAGATCGAACCCTCTGCGCCGCATCGACCCAGGCGCCGCCAAGGTACATGGGATCAAGGCCGAGGATCTGAAGAACGAACCGACGTTCGACCTCGTCGCGCCGAAGATCGCCAAGATTTTCAGCATCACCGACCTGCTGGTGGCGCACAACGGCGACTTTTTCGACTTTCCGTTCCTGAAGCGGGACATGGAGCGCGTCGGCGTGAAGTGCGAGTTCCCCAAGACCTTCGACACGATGGTCAGGGCGCGCTGGGCAACACACAACGGCAAGATCCCGACGCTCGGTGAGCTGG